TCTTGTCCTGCACCTGTTAAATAACCATCACAATGACGATAAAGTAAAATTTCAGTTCTACCATTTTTAATTATTATGTTTGATCGTGTACTCATCTTTTATTCTCCTTTTTTATTTTGTTATATCCCCAAAATCTTTCATAACTTTCTCTTTTAGAAACTTTTTCCATGTCATATCTTGGTATTACATTTTGATAAGTTTCTCTATCATCAAGAGTTTGAGACAATATATTTTTAATATCTTTATCATTACAAGAATTAATTATTTTTTTTAAAAAATCTTTACCAATGCATATTTGACCACTCCAAATATAAACATCTGCACAATCATAATGATTTTTATAAAAAAATGTTTTTGAAAAAACTTCATCAATCTCGTTAAATTGCATTTCATCTGTACTTATACTCATTTTTCATTCTCCTTTTTAGTTATAGTATTTTTTGTAGTAGTATTCCCACTCTCTATCTATTTCTTTATTTACTCCATACTTTTTAAATTCTTGCCAAGATTTAAAAAAACAATCTCTGCAATTTCCAAAGTCAGAAATAAAATCTTCAAAAGAATTAGTATAAAGAGGGTTAATCTTTTTTGCTTTTTTATATATTTCTTTTAGTTTCATATTTTCCTTTCTAAAAACAAGATATACAATACTCCTCATTTTGTCTAGATATCTCGTCTAATTTCATCATCTGCTTACATGATCTACAATACCCTTTTGGTGCAATTTCTTTAACATCTAGTTTCACACCTTTTGGGTCTATGTTCCATATCTTCTCGTAAATGTGATAATGAATTATTTTTTCAAGTTCCATTTCAGTTTCTTTTTTATCTGCATGGGTACACTCAAAATTTATTTTTATTTTTAGTCTTTTCATTTTATTTCTTCTACCTCCTCTATTTCTGAAGATATAACCTCTGCACCATCCCAATTTTCATAATGCATTTTATCTATTGCCTCATCTTTATTTTTTGCCTCAACAAATTGAACCTCTCTAATTGTTTCGTATCTAGTTATTTTGTAAGTTTTCATAAAGTTGGAATTATATCTGTTGTATTAGTTGAGATTGAACCTCCATCATTTCCCTCATCATCTTGCGTAGGTGTCAACCATATGCCATTACTTAAAAGAATTTGAATTGGTCTACTATCCCAACCCATATCGTCTGCGTCTTCTTCAGACATATATTCTACTTTGACAATTTTTTGTCCAAGTAAAAATTTTTCAACTTTTTTAGTCCAATAATCAGTAAGTTCTTTATCAGACATTTTGTCTAAAGGTTTTTCTCCTTTGTATAGTGTTTCTTGTTTCATTATATTTTTTCCTTTCTATATAATTTATTTGCTTTTATTTTTTGTTGTTCATCAAGTTGTAATTTCTTTCCCAACTTTAATAATTGTTGTGCATATTCATATGGAAAATATTTATACTTTCCATAGTCGTCTTTATCTAAAGATTTAAGTTCTATTTTTATTAAATCTCTCAATATGCATTTTTCTTTTGTACTTAACCATTGTCTCATTTTTCCTCCTTACCATAAATTATTTCATTATCTTGTTTTTCATACCAACCATGAGGATATATGGGTTGATCTAAACAAGTTCTTTCCTCTTGTCTTTGATACATCATATTATCTATTCTTCTTTCGTGATCTGTCATTTTTGCAGTTTCATAATCTTCAATAATTTGATCTATGAGTTTTTCTTTACAAGCAAAGTGATTAAAATTATCAGTAGGATTATTTTCAAAAAAATCTTCATAATCCCAATGATCTAATTTTGACAATTTATTTATTAATTGTCGTGGAGTTAAGTTAAACTCCTCATCTCTTATTATTACTTTTACTCTTTTTAGTTTTGCCATTTTTTATTCTCCTTTTTGATTTGTTTTTTATACACTATTGAAATCTAGAAACAAGGGATTATATGGGAATAAATAAGAAAGGAAAATATGAAAGAATATGTAATAAATATAGATGGAATATGTATTTTAGAAGATGAATGGGAAAATACAGAAATTACTATAACTAGGAATGGAATATCAGACAAAATAGAATTTGATAAATCAGATATAGTTGAAACAAAAGAAATAGAAAAATAACAAATCCAGGTTTTTCTACCAGGAATTGTATAAAAATAAAAATAAAAAATTTAATAATGCACAGGCGAACAGGCGAGTACAAGCGACCCCAGGTGGTCCACAGCGACCCACAGCTTATTAGCAGCTCTTTAGCAGCTTAACGCCAGCTCAATGACAGCTCAATCTTCAAGCGATTACAGGCGAAATCACAGGCGATTATTGACTTGTACGGAAAGTTACACTATAAAACAACTTATGGGAGTACCACGACAATTAACCGAAAGACAGATGAAGTTCGCAGAACTTTTGGTCTATAACGAAGGTAGGAAAAGTCCAGCTGAATGTGCGCTGGAAGCAGGCTATAAATCAAGACCAAGGCAGGCTGCAAGCGAGCTGCGAAATCCTAGAATATCTCCGTTGGTGGTGAAATACATTGGTGAATTGAGAGCAGAGGTTCAGGAAAAATATGGAATTAGTTTTGAAAAACATTTAGCAGAACTAGCAAAGCTGCGAGATGATTCAGCTAAAAAAGGAGCGTGGTCAGCTGCAATCAATGCTGAAGTAGCTAGAGGAAAAGCAGGTGGTTTGTATGTAGATCAAAAGCTTGTGATGACAGGTAATCTAGACAAGATGAGTGAAGAAGAATTACAGGCGAAGATGCAACAGATCCTGGACGATCACAAAAATTTAATTAATATTACCCCAGAAACAGAACCAAAAGAATTAGAATCAAAGTAATACCTTGAACTCTATTAGTCATTTCGTTTATTAGACAATACTTTTCGTGAATCCGTAATACTATTTTTTTTATTATTTCCATACAATACTCCTTGTGAGTTAGGTCCCTTCCTTGGTGGAAGTTGATCCCATTTTACATTAGGCATATTCTTTGTCAATGTAGGGTTAAAAATTCTATTGAAGTTTTCTTTATACAAATCATTGGTAGGTCTGGATCTACCATCATATTTAAATTTTTTATTTTTCATTTATCTTTTCCATTTTTACTACACATCCCCTTGGAAATACATTTCTATCTGAAAATAATTCATCGTTAGCTTCATAACTTGCAAAAGTTCTAATATTCTTTTTATCTTTGTTAAGTAAGTATGCGTGAGTTATCATTTCAGATGGCATAAACCCTTCAGCTGTATGTAAATCTGCGTGCCCGGAATCTCCGGTGATATCCAGCCACGTGATTTTGTAGAAATAATATCTCTTCTTCTTGATAACAACAGATTTGTATTTAGATTTCTTTAGGGATTTTGGCATTAGGTTTTTTACTATAAGAGAAATTTTTAGGCAATTTTTTTATTTTTAAAAACAAAAAAAGTCCCGCGCGCAGAGTGCAAACACAAGAATGTCAATGAAATCAATGCTTATTTGACCTTGCCAGAGCAAAAACATCAAAAAGCTAGTATTATCAACACTTTTGCCATCTCAAAATCTGCCTTGGCAGGGCTCGTGGCAGGCTATTATTCGCTAATACCAACACTTATAATCGATTTTTAGCCTTCTTGCCGCCTTGCCGCCTCTAAAATTTTTTATTTTTAAAAAATATTTTTGCTCAAAAATTTCTCTTATACGGATGGCAACTACATTAGAAAGGTTCTAAACTTTAAAACGTCTTGTCCCGTGAGCTATTATTTTCTTAACACCACTGCCTTGCAGCTCTATTTTAGCATAAGGTTTCCAAGCTTTACGAATCAAGTTCAGCTCTAGTATAAGAGCTGACCACTGTTTAGGTGTGATTTGTTTACTTTGTATTGTTACTTTTTTCATAATTTTGGGGCTTCCACTCTCGCTTCCACCCCAATCCCAAGGGAATTATTAACTCTGTTTGTAGGTTCTTGACCTAAATAACTCATTTCTATCTGCTTTTATTACAAGTCGAGCAGGGTTGTAGTCTCCAATTATATTACTCTCTTGTAGTTCTATACGCCTAACATCCTCCAAATGTCCTGATAACGATTCAATATAAACAGGGCAATCAGATATCATAGTGCCCTTCTGCCCATTAGAAAACTGTTCAAGTATTTGTTGTAAATCTCTTAATCTCATTTTAACCTATCCTTATGTCCTGTTGGTAACATACTCTCATATCTCCTTGCCACATTCTTGACACCTTGATACCACTTTTTTTTCCACATCCTTTTCATATCTCCCTCTGTTTTGTAATACATGTTGGCTATTTTATCCAACATTTCTGTTTCTTTTTTGATAGTACTCATTGACCCTCCTTAAAAAGTCGTGTTGATATTGTTGAAATTTTGTCCCTTCTACGACAAATTCTTGGTAGTAATTATCTTTACTACACATCATTACTACACCTTTAGTAATACTTGTTTTATGCACAAAGTTGTGTGCCATTGCATAAGCCCCTAGCTGCAGAAAATAATCCCCGATCCACTCTTCTCGCTTCGGTTTATTCGTCTGTTTAAAATCGATTATCGCATCGCTGCCCTTGTGAACTGCTACAAGGTCCGTTTGCCCTGCATAGAGCCCAGGATAGTACAAAGTACATTCTGTGCCGTAGTACTCCGTTAAATTGCATAGACCCTGCTCTATGACCCTTATAGCCATGTTATGAGCCTGTTTTCCGACATTGGTAAGATCTAGATATCCTTCTTCCAAGATGTATTTCTCCAAGATCTTATGCATCGCCGTTCCACGGCTCGCACTCTCTTCAGTAATTTTAGCTGCAGTCGCCTCACCCACCCTTGCTCGCCAAGCTGCCAAGCTATCTTGTTTTTCCTGTGGTTCAGTTGCTTTTAGAATCGTTGTAACACTTGGTAACTTTTCTTTATCATTGATATTATAGTGCCGTAAACCATCTAAAGTCTCACGCACCGTCTTTGGGTATATGTATTTATTATTTCTTTTCATAAATTAAATGTCTCACTACAGTTGTCCATGGGTTTAAGTCATAGTCACTTACCGAACTACAACTAGTTAATAATATAAATATTACTAAATATTTCAAACTCTTCTCCTTCCAAATATAGTTCTCCAGAACCAACTTCTACAAATACTTATCACAGTAAATATGACTGCGATATGAAAACTTTCAAGCACAGTTGGATACATATCAAAAAATGGAAATATAAATAATTGTATCAATGTCGATAGGATTAATCCACTACCGACATCAATACATGTTTCAAATAAATTTCTCACTTCATACCCTTAATCAACGCTTTGCCGATTTCTTCGACGATTTGCGGGACGATAGAATTTCCCAATCCTTTAAGTCTGTGTACCCTGCCGGATATCCCATGAGCCACTCGACCCACGTCGGGTTCAAACTCCCAGTGATTCCCTTCTGTCTTAATCGATTGGGTAGTTGAGAGTTGTGTCTCGGTTTCTCCTCGATGTGTTTCAGA